AATTAAAAATATATTGAATTTAACAACAAAAGATATAGATGAGATATTTTTTAACTAATGGAGGATAAAAATTATGAATAAGACTAACAATTATATGGGACGTGAAATGTTTATAACAGCAGATGATAATGGGATATATAGAGGATATGTGCAATTAGATGACAACGATGATATTTTTAGATTAGATTATGCAGAAAAAATGAAAATAGAAAACAATGATAATGATTGGTACGTTGTAGTTGAGCCTGATGATGAATATACAAACAATAGAGCATGGATAGAAAACAAGTGCATGGATATAATCAACACTCTTGTCGAAGACAATTGGTTAGATGATTTCGAAAGACAATTGGTTAGATGATTTCGATGATGAGGACGATGATTGGTTTGATGATGACGATGAGGAGGAGGACGATTATGAATAAAATAATGCTAACAGTGAAAGAAGCCTCAGCAATTACAAACATAGGTGTAGCAAGACTGAAAATGTTGATGAATGAGTATCCTGATTTTCCATATCTAAAAATCGGCGTTAAATACCTAATAATCGCAGATAAATTGGTGGAATGGCTAAATAACCATAGAGGAGAAGTATTTTAAATGTACTATGACTATTTTGAGGGTTTTGAGTTTTACATTGAAAAAGACGATGATAAATTTTATATTTACATTCCCGTTGACAAAAAATACAGAACTATAGCAAAAAACTATGAATGGTATATAAAAATTAAAGATAAATTATTTTTAATCATCGAAAGTAAGAACAATGCCCTCAATAGTGTGGTCTACGAGGCTAAAGATGTGATATATAATCTAAGATCACAATGGAGGTTGGACGATGAAAGATAACACTAATATAAAAGAAAAAGCTAATCTAAAAGAAAAAGCAGTTGAGAACAAAATAAAGAAGTGGCTAAAAGATAAAGGATATTGGTTTTTTAAGGTTCACGGAAGTATATTTCAACCTGCTGGAATCCCTGATATTTTGGCTTGTATTAATGGAAAATTTGTAGCGATAGAAGTTAAAAGGACAAAAGGCGGAGTTGTATCACCCTTGCAAAAAGCACAGATAGAAAAAATAAAAGAAAATGGTGGAATAGCAGGTGTGGCGAATAGTATGGATGAGTTTTTAGAAATACTGAAAGAGGGTGAACTATTATGAAATTATACAAATATCAACAAGAATTGATTGACAACAGTCAGAAAAATTATATCTATCCACTCGATACAGGGACAGGCAAAACTATCATTAGCATTAATCACTATTGGAAACATGCACAAGGAAAAAAACTATTGATAGTTGCCCCTGCTCAAAAAGTGAGAGAGGGTGGATGGGACAGAGAGATTAAAAAGTTTAAGGATTATAACAAAATAGATAATATAGATTATAAAGTTATCAGTTATCACAAGTTAGCAGACGCAAAAGTAGATAAAAACACATTCATTATTTTCGATGAGTGCCATTATATAAAAAACTACAAAGGTACACAAAGAAGTAGATTTGCTCTAACTCACAGCAGAAAAGCAGATGGTTTTTGTTTATTAAGTGCAACACCTGCAAGTAATGGATACCAAGATTTAGGTAATTATTTCAGTCTATTTGGGTTTTACACAAGTGGATACAAATATGAAAAAGAATTTGCAGTAAAGAGATTTAACAATATTGGCTTTTGGGAGATAAAAGAATGGAACAATACCGATAAAATAGACGAAATGTGGAAATCAATTTCTAGTAAAGCATTAATGAAAGAGGATTGCGTGGATTTACCACCATTAACTTTTGAAGAAAAATATTTTGACGCAGGAAAAGAGTATATTACTATCAAAAAAGACAGATATTACAATGGAATTTTATATGATAACACAAGTAAAGTTATAGCTGGTCTTAGACAAAGTGCAGGAATTAAATATAAATTAGAATACCTTAAAGAATTTAGAGCCAACACAGAGGCGAATATACTAATTTTCTATAACTTCAATAGAGAAGCAAGAGAAATTAAAAAGATAATAAAAGTGGATTATGAAGTGAGTGGAGCAGTATCAAGTATACCTAACTTTGATGAATATGACACACTTAAAGGTAAGACAACTTTAGTGCAGATACAAGCAGGTGGAGCAGGAATAGAGTTGCAATATAACACAGAAGTAATATTCTTTAGCCCTACGTGGAGTTATCAGGATTATTCACAAGCACTTGGTAGAGCATACAGGATAGGACAAAAGAACAAGGTGACAGTTTACAAATATATTGGTAACAGAACAATAGAAGAACGTGTATATGCAAGATTGGACGAAAAACAAGATTTTGCTGAGAAGTTATTGACAGATGAGGATTTAGGAGGCACTTTTGATGATAAATGATAATGTTAGTGATAATATAACGAAAAATCGCAACAAATATATAGGTGGTAGTGACATTCCTGCCTTATTTAATGTATCAGAGTATAAAAGCTATTATGAGTTAGCAAAAGAAAAAGCAGGGTGTTTAAGAGGATTTTACAAAGGTAATGAATACACTAGATATGGACAATTATTAGAGCCTTTTATTAGAGATTATGTGAACGCTATTTATAATTTAAAATTTAGAGAAAATATAGGAATAGATGATATTTTAGGATTGAGAAGTAATTGTGATGGATTAGATAAAGAAGCAGGACTATTATTAGAGATTAAAACCAATAATGGTAATAAAGATGACATAAAGGATTATATTTTACAAATGCACTTATATATGTATCAATTTAATGTTAATAAAGGATACTTAGTGCAATACAAACGTCCTGATGATTTTTATAAAGGTTACGATTTTGAAATACACAATACAGATGATTATTTTAATTTAGAATTTGATGAGAATAGAATCACAATAAAAGAAATAGATAGAGATGACGAATTAATTAAAGAAATATTAAGAAAAGCAGAAATATTTTGGAGTGATGTTGAAAGACTAAAAGCCAATCCTGAGATGACAGAAGCAGAATTTTATTTTAAAAATGAAATAACAGAATACAGAAACTCAGTAGCAAAATTGAGTAAATTGGAAAATGAATTACAAAAGTTAAAAAATATAGAGCAAGAAGCTAAAGAGCAAAGAGAGATTTTATATAATCTAATGCAAAAATATAATGTGAAGACTATGGAAACAGAGCATTTACAAATAACAAGAGTGAATCCAACTCAGGCTTTAACAATAGATAGTACAAAATTAAAGGAAGAACAACCTGATTTGATTGAAAAGTACAGTAAAGTTAGTAATAGAAAAGGGTATGTAAGAATTACCTGTAAATAAAAACTAAGTATGAATCTATAGGAGGTAAAAAATGTTAGCATTAAGAAAAAATGAAACAATAACGAGTAAAGATTTATTAAAGCAAGTGAATTTATTTAGAGAACAAGAATATAAAGCTAAACAAGCAAATGGTACATTAACAGAAGCCGAAAAGAAAAGAGGTAAATTTGTAGAGTTAGAACATTATGATTTATTAAAGATAATAAGAGATGAATTTGAAGAAGAAATACTTGCAGGAAAAATTTCCTCCTTGTTCTACACCGCTAAAATTGGGAATGGAGCAGAAAAGAAAAATCCATATTACACCCTAACATATAACCAAGCAAAGCAGGTTTTGCTAAGAGAAAGTAAATTTGTTAGGAGAGCAATCATACATTATATAGAAGTATTGGAACAAGCAATTATAGATAAAAATAAAAGTGAATGGCTGTTGACAAGACAACAAGGAAAGCTAGTAAGACATGAAGAAACAGACGCTATTCAAAATTTAATAGAATATGCTAAACAACAAGGTAGTCAACACGCAGACAATATGTATGTGAATTATAGTAAATTCTTTAGTAGGGATAAAAGCTAATTCAAGAGATAAAGTTGATTTTGAAATATTGAGTAGAATTAGAATATTAGAGGATATGTTTACAAAGATAATATTAAACTCAATAGATGATGACATATTTTACAAAGAAATATATCAAAAATGTAAGAAACAAGGTACTGAATTTATAGGATTTGTTAGCGGAGGATATTCGAATTAAAAATG